AAGTTTGAAAAGCAAATGGCTATGATTCAAACTATGTTGGATGATACTACTGAAAAGTTCATGCCTGCTTTTGCTGATGGAATCAAACAATTAGCTGCTGAATTTGGTCAGTCAACTCAAACAATGTCTAAAGCTTTATTCGATATTCTTTCTGCTTCTGTTGATGCGTCTAAAGCTTTAGATGTATTGCGTGTTTCTACTATGGCGGCTGCGGCTGGTTTTACTACTACAGAAACCGCTGCTGATGCTATAACCACAATCATTAATGCTTATCAAATGAGTGCTGATGATGCTAGTAAAGTGTCAGATAAATTATGGGCTACTGTTAGGCGTGGTAAATTAACGTTTGAAGAATTAGCTAGAAACATTGGTAAGGTAGCTTCTACAGCTTCATTGGCTGGCTTGAGTTTAGACGAAATGCTGGCTAACATTTCTACAGTTACTCGTTCTGGTATCCGTGCTGATAGATCAATGGCTGCTCTTACTGGTGCTATTCGTGCATTCCTTCGTCCTACCAAAGCAGCCAAAGATTATGCTAAAGAGTTAGGCATTACAATGGATGCTGCATCTTTAAAAGCGTTTGGTCTTACTGGAATGCTAAAAAAGATAAATACTTTATCAGCTAACCAAGTAGCTATATTGTTTCCTAATATTAGAGGCTTAAAAGATATAGCTGCTGCTATGGGCGATGCTGCTGGTAATGCTTATGATTTAAATTTTATTACTAATTCTTTAGGTACTACACAAGAAGCCTATAATAAAGTTTCAAATACTGCTGCTTTTCAATTCGCAAGATTAAAAGAACAGGTTCTTAATTTATTCAAATCTTTGGGCGAATCTTTACTTCCAGCATTTAAAAAAACAACTGCTTGGTTAGGAAGACTATCTAGAGCAATTGGAAACAATAAAAAAAATGTAGTGGCATTTCTTAAATCAATTTTAAAAATTTCAGCCAAAATATTGATTCTTGGTTATGTTATTAAAGGACTTATTGTTGTTCTTAAGCTTTTAGGAGTAAATTTACTTTTCATATCTGCCCATCCTATTGTGGCTATTCTCATACTTTTAGCTGCTGCTGCTGTCTTAGTCTTTGCTGCATTTATTGATGTAGGAGCTATTTTAGAAAAACTAATAAACAATACAGATGATTGGGTTGAATCTAACACAACATTATTACAACAATTAGATGATATAAGTAAAAAACAAAGAGAAGAAAGATCAGAAAAAATAAATTTAATTAAAGAATATATTAAATTAACAGAAGAAACAGACAAACAAATTGAAAATTTTGGTAGGCTTCAAGAAATAAAACATATTTTAATAATTAAAAATAAAGATTATGCTAAAGTCTTAAACAATATAACAACAAAACATAAAGAAAATAATAAAGTTCTAAAAGAAGCAATCGCTCTTGAAAAATCTCTTGCCAAACAAGCAATAATAAAGAAAAAACAAGAAATTGAAGCAGAAATTGCCTCTGTTACAATAGGCGTTACTAGTTCACAAAAACGTGTTGACCAAATGACTGAACGAATAAAACAAGCAAAAGAAAAACTAATAAAAGCTTTTTTAACTCCGGGGCCACAACAATATAGAATAATAAGAATAATAAAAGAACAAAAACAATATATAAAAAATCTTGAATTTACTTTAAAACTAGAAGAAACATTATTAGCTAGTAGAAAAAAAAGAGCAAAGCATCTTTCTAAATTAAAAAAAGAATTAAAAGACATTAATGCTGTTCTTTCACCAAAAAAAACGTATTTAGAAGACATAATAAAAAAAGCCACTAAAAAAGTAAAAACAGTATTTGGAGGAAAAGGTGATGGAATTGGAGATGTAGCAGATAGAGCTAAACTACAAAGAGAACTAAACAGAACTAGAATTAGAGAAATAACATCCGGTTTTAAAAGAGAGCGGGCTTTATTGGATGAAGAATATAAGTATAGATTAAAGCTAGAAGGTGACACACAGAAAAAACGTTTCTTATTATTCTTGCTGTTTACTAGTAAAAAATCTATAGTAAATCAACGAGAACGTGAAGCTGAGGCTCGTAAAGATAAAAAAGCAGGCCTAAAAGGTTTAATGAGACAGAAACAATGGGTTGGAAAGAATATCTCCATAGCACAAGGAATACAAGATTCATTAGAAAAAGAACTTTCTACTAAAGAAGAATTAGCTGAATTAGAATTTAAACGAAAAAAAGAATTGATTAGTGGTACTGGAAGCGAAAAAGAACTTGGGGCTGCTTTAGACATACTTAATCAAATAAGAAAAGAAAGAGAAGCAAGGGCTGGCGCAGGACAATACCAAGGCTTTGCAGATTTATCTAGATCATTACAATCTCAAGCTATTAAGCCTGAAATTAAATTAGATAAAGACCGCAATAAAATTCTTGAGGATGTAAGAAAAGTATTAGAAAAAGAAAAAGACCTTCTTTACGATATTAAAAATAAAATTGGTGTTGCAACTGCGGGATAAAGGTGAAATACTATGGCTGATGCTGGTGATCTAGAAATTAAATGGGCTGGTTCTGGTGAGGGGAGTTATACGTCTGCTACCGGAAATGAAACCATGTCGTATACTTGTACTTGGGCAAAACGTCACGACTGTAAAGACTGGTTATTAGGTCAAGAGCATTCTGATGTTGATTGGCTTTATTGTACTGATGTAAATATGGATAAACTTGGCGGTGCAAATTTAACTGGTGGGCCGGGGAGTGCTTTACTTACCGCCACATTTACTAATAATACAGCTAATGATGTTAGAAGTGATATAGGTAATTGGATACTTAATGTTGATTTTGGAGGAGAAGCCATAACATTAGGTAATAATGGTTGGCAATGGTCTGACACTAGTGCTGATCTTAAACCAGATGATTCAGTTAATGCTGTTTTAATTATTCCAACAGCTACTATTGGTGTGACTGGATTGTGGACTGCATATAAAAGCGATGCTATATCCACCACAATAGGAAAAATAAACAGTAAAACCTTTATTGGTTATGCTGCTGAAACTTTGTTGTTCACTGGCCTTAATCTTGAAAAACGTAAAGTTGGTACTTCAGACCTTTATTTAATAGGCTATAAATTTAATTGGAAAGTTACTGGTTGGAATAAGTATTACAGAGAGTCTGATAGAACATATGCAAAACTAATAAATACATCAGACCAGAAGCCCCCTTATGATTTAGTGCCTTTCTCTGATATTAATCCTTTAAATTGGACTTAAAAAATGGCTAAAAGACCAGACCCTATAAATACCGGAAACATTATTCGTGCTTCTTGGTTAAATGGTGTTCGTGAAAACGCTCTATCAGGAGGAAACCTTACTGGTACAGGACCAATAACTGTAACAAAAACAGCGGCAGGAAACCAAATAAGTTATAATAATAAATACCCGTTTATGCGTTGGGGATATATTAAAAACAAATCAGATGTTGTTCTTTCAGATAGTGTTTTTTATCTGACACCATGTACCAGTGACGGAACAATAATCACTTCTGATTATACTGTTAGTGCTTATTTTACAAATATTAGAAATGATTATTATTTAAGTGATTTAACTTTAAGTGATTGTAATGCAGCTAGTGATCAAATTTGGGCTTATTTCACTACTTCTCCGCAAGTAGGTTATACATTTGAAAATGTTCGAGCCGGTACTTTTGGTGATAAAATACGAGTATCAGATATTAGAATTTCTGATATTAAATTTCAATATCGAACAATAAAGGATTCATACTACTATGGAAGTTTAATTATTTCATCTGATCAAGGATGGGTTGATTTTCATACTGGTAGTGATTGTTCATAATATGGCTAAAGTACAGTTTTGGAATAGTAAAGTTCTTTTTACAGAAACCACTCGTAAGGTGGCCATGGACCCTGATTGTTGTTGTGATGGTGGTGGTGGTGGTGGTGGTGCAGCCTACAAGCTGACACCGTGCAGGTCGTTTTTGAGCGGCACAGAGTGTACCCATTGTGCGGAGGATGACACACCAGAGACTGTGGTTGCAAAGTTAGCTGGAGTTGATTTGCAAATCGGCGAGTGTGTTCCAGATGATGATTATCCTATCATGGTAACAGCATCCTGTGAGGTGAATGGGAATTACGAGTTGCCTAGAACTTCTAGTTGTGTGTGGCGTGCGAATTTTGAATGCGACTGGTCGGTAGATATCTGGGACGGTTCTGGTTGTTCTGGAGGTGCGGACTGGACTATCTCAGGTGATTACATCCACATTCGGGTCGAGAAAACAGATGATACTACATGGTTTATTGACGTATATCTGGAAGATAGCGTTTCCGCTGAGCATTTAGTATTCTTTGAGGGCATCAATACTGTCGATTCTAAGGACTGTCACTCTAAAACAGTGGTCACTAACACGCTGGTAAGTTCACCTCCTGTATACCTCGGTGGGGGTGGCACGGCAACAATATGCCCGGGTTATCATACGGATGATAATCCCAGCAGGTGTCCTGGACCAACAGACGATGACGATGATATTGGTGAGCCACCATATTATACGGACACTAACTTGGCGACATATGTAGGCAAGAGGGTGAACATATCCGAGGACGCCGGTATCTGCCACACCGTTTCGGTCAATACGGATGAAGAACTGGCCGATGGCGATGCAACGGTTACGCACTGCTGGGATACTTGCGCGGGCTGTTGCGATGAAGAGGAGGAAGACTGTTAATGGATATGAAAGCGGCTAGACGCCGAAGAGATAATCGAGTAAGGGCACGGGCTGCAAGGGCGGCAGGGCTTATACTTCCAGCCAGGTTAAGGCCCAAGCCCGCGAAGAGTGCTAATGAGTTAATTTGCCTCGCGTGCCAGCCAAGACAGTCATGCCCGATATGGAAAGCGTTAAGCCCCTGTAACAAAAGAAAAGCTCTTATAGGCGATAAAAGATATCCGTGCCCCGACGGTAAATTTTAATGTCTACACGGCGTTCTAAGCCACGCAGACATTAAAGTAAGCCTACACTACTAAAAACAATAGTTTTTGCCTTACAGGGCATCCTGAGGCGTTTTAGAGGGGGTCAGGCAGGACACATCAAGTCCTTTATCTCACTTTCAATCTCTTTGAACGTTTTATTGGCTCTTTGAGTGGTCCATCCGAACAAAGACGTTAATGCTCTTTGTCTTTTTCTATACCCTGTTATGTTCAATATGTCTACTGTTTTTTCTGTAGGAATCAACATAGAATCAATAATCTGAATAGCGTCATTGGATAGACTACCATCTATTTTTCGTTTTCTTGTCCACTCAACATCTCTATCCACATAATACTTTATTGATCTATTACTTAAAGTAACATCAAAAACTTTTCCGGTATATACTCTATTATGCCTGTAGGAATTATGCAATAAATGAATATAGGTGTTTTTTAGTGCTGTGGTAAACAAAGATAAAAACTTCACTTCTCTAGTATCATCATAAATCTTCTTTATCTTTTCGTAAACAAGAATTCCTTCTTGGTACAAATCTTCCATAGTCAAAGTGGTACTTCTAGGCAGCTTTTTCATACAAAAATTAGCTTGCTTATAAATCATTTTCATAACATCGGCCAGTTCAGGTATTGTGTTCTTCATTTTGCCTTCCTTTTACAAGTAAAATACTTTTAAGTGACAGGTTTATGTATTATATTTTAATTACTTCAAACTTCTCTTCATATCTTTCTTTAAGTCTATCTCGTACTTTAACAGCGGTTGTTGATTTAGTATAACGTTTAGCATCCGTAATAGCAACAACAAATTCATTTTTACCAGCCCAAAACTCTTTTGATTCAAATTTTCTAACATAAAATAGATTACTCATTTTTTACTCCTTATGTAATTTTTAATATAATCTAATATCTCTTGTGACATTTGTTTGCGTTCTTTTATAACAACCATCTTACGTTCGTCTATGCTTTTTTCTGCTATTAGATCAATAAACAAACAACAATTGTTTTGTCCATTTCTCCATATTCGCCCCTCTGCTTGTTGTCTTAGCACCGCACCGCTGTATCCATTAGAATAAAATATGATTGTATCACATACGTCTTGGAAGTTTAGTCCTTCTCCGCCACTTGCAGGGTGAGCTATAAGTATTTTACAGTGGGGGTCTTTTTTAAAGTTTTCATATTCTTTTTCTTTGTTTTTAATTTCACTACGAAGAGATGAATATTTTAAACCTAAATCATCACAAACCTCTTCTATTATACGCCCTTCCTCTGTATATTCGTGAAAGATAATAATCTTTCTGTCTATTTCTTGAAGTAAAGTTTTTAATTCTTTTGCCTTTGGATTATCAATTCTATGGGCTACTTTATTTTCATCATAAATAAAGCCACCGGGAACCTGCATTAGCTTATGGGCTTTATTGGTTGTCGTTAAGCTAATAGTTTTTCCATCTTCTAATTCAGATATAATTTCATCTATCAAATCATTCTGTAATTGTTGTTGTGCTTTAGACAATGTAATCATTCTTCTTTGATATATCTTGTCTGGTAAATCTAAACATTCTTCTCTACTGAACCGTAAGGTTTTTGGTGTTATCTTGTCCAATATTTTTTCTTGTTCTCCGGTCTTTAATATCCAATTATGGAACCATTCTTTTTTGAAATGCTTATTCAAGAAGTTCCAATAATTCATACCCAAAGACAAACCACCATCCAACACCCAAAACTGTGCCCATAAATCTTTTTCCGTAGTAGCTACTGGAGAACCAGTCATTATAATAACTTTCTTAGCTTTAATGCTAAGTTCATGTGTTATATTAGTGACTATACTTTTTGGGTTTTTTACTTTATGGCTTTCATCTATAATTAAACCATCAAAATCACCTTTATGAATCTGTTCATAGTTTAACTGTAGTTTAGTTTTATCCCTGTTCTTAACTCTATCACCAAAAACAACTTGAAGTCCTTCATAATTAAGCACAAAAATATCTGCTTTCTTTTGTAAAAGCTTTCTTCGTTCCTGTTTGGTTCCTTTAAGAACAATTACTTTTTTATTAGTGTGTTCTGTTATTTGTTCCAACCACCCCGGCACGACAGCAGTAGGACTTATAATTAAAGTTCTTTTAGTGTCAGCTACTTGATGGGTATATAATGCTGTTAAAGACTTTCCCGTACCTATTGAATGAAAATAAGCTATTCTAGGTTTATCACTAGACCACGCTACAGAAACATACTGATGCCATTTTGGTTCTGTTTTAAACTTAACATCACTAAAGATATTTTGTATTTGTTTTTTTGTTAATTTTTTATAGTTCATATGACATATAATTCACTACAAGACTCTGTATATTCTTTTTGCCAAACCATGTGACAATATTCTATAGAATCTGTTTTACCATTATCAGTAAAAAACATTCTTTCATGATGTACATATATTTGATATGGTTTATTGTTTTCCCAAAAACCAAAGCGTTTTTTACTACCTAAAAAATTTAATCGTAAAAGCATTATAACAAATCCTTGATATTTAACATCATTAAGAGATTTTTGTATAATCTCTATAGCAAGATTAAATGGTGGGTTAGTAATAATAACATTTGGTTTAATTGGAACATTATAGGTTAGATAGTTTGCTTTAGTTTCTGCTAAAGAATCTTCTCTAATATCTAACGTATGAATATTCTGTGTCTTTTTAAATTTATTAAGAGCATTAACATAGCTCATTGGATGATTAATATCACCGCCAGCACAAGGATCAAGAATTATTGAATGTTTTTGTTTTAAGGCAAGACCAATTTCTGGCTGGTGTTTATTAACATAACTAAAAAAATCCAATATGCTTTTTTCTGGAGTGACATAATAATCAGAAATATGTCTTTCTTTTGCATTTGTTCTATTTGTACTGCTTATTCAAATTCTCCATATATATCTAAGAATTCTTCTTCAAGTCCAGAAACCAACCATGAACTTAAACAAAAACTTCCTATGTTAGTACAGAAAGAAATACTACAAGAATCACCTTGAGAACCACCACTTCTGTTTGCTAAAATTGTAATCTTTCCCATGTTCATTTTGTTTTGTTCTTCGGAACCACTGACAGCCAATAAAACATCAACATTACCAGCTTTTCTTTTATCTTCTGCCATATTCTTCATTGATATTTTTTCTTTATTCAATGCGTCAGAAGTAACCTGTGAAGCGGTAAAAATTAAAAGGTTGCGTTCATCTGCAATGCCTTTTAGAGTCTTATAAGCAAAATCTATTTGATGCCGCAAGTCTTGGCTTCCGTTAGATATGTCCATAATTTCAACATAATCAGTAACCACAACATCAGGAACAAAATTTTCATACGCCTCTAAGTAATTCAAAAATCTTTCTAGTTCCTGCATAGAACAATGACTCATAGGATATTTTTTTATAATTAAACGTCCGCCACGCCTAGACACAGCTTTTCTTACTTTTAAAACTGCTTCAGTATCAAACACAGACCTTATAGCTATTTCGTCAATTATTAATTTGTTTTGCTTCTTATCATAAAAAGGAACTGAAACTAATTCACCAATCTTTTCTGTTCCTCTCGCAGAAAACATCATATCAAAACGTAACTCTAATTCTTCTTGTGAAACTTCATGACTGAAAAAAATAACATTCAAACCTTGTTTCATGGCTTGTGCTGCAAAATGCTGCATCCCCCATGTCTTTTTGCCCTTATAGCCACCAGCCAAACACACTACTTGTTTTCTTTGGAACCCACCCAAAAGAATATCTAAACCCCATATACCTGTTTTCATAAGGTATGTTTTTTCTTCGCCTCTACTATTAACCCCTGATAAGTCTGAAAGATAATTAAGGCCAGATTCTTGTTTCTGTATTCCAGATTTTAATGCTGAATACATAAGCTGTTCAGCACTAATAAAATCTTGTTCAGATATTCTTTCAGCAAAATCTATAGCAGCATCTTCTAATGTACGTTGACGTATAAAATCATTTAATCTGGTTATTACATAATCCTTATTTGGATTACTTATACCTTCCAGTTTTTTAATATATGAAACACAATCTTCTTTCCATTCCTCTGAAGCATCCGTAAGATTAGCGATAACTTCATCTTGAAAATGGTTCAGTGGCGATAGCTTAAACTGAATATAATAATTAAAGCACACCTTAGCAACAAACTGTGTTACTTTAGAAGTAAACATAGAAGGTTTTATTTGACCAACTACAAGTTTTAAAAATTCTGTGTCTGTTATTGCAAGATATAATAAAGAATCCTGCAAGTGTTGATTTAATGATTCGCT